ACGGTTTCTGGAACTGCTTTAACCATGACAGGCAACGTGTCATCTAGTGATGAATTTTATGTTGTATTCCAAGGCAAAGCGGTGGGTACGATTGTACCGCCTGATGGTAGTGTAGGCACAGCTAAGTTAGCTGATGGTTCTGTTGGCACAGCCAAGCTTATTGATGGCAATGTAACCGCCGCTAAGTTAGCTACTACCTTAGACTTGTCTGGCAAAACGCTAACTTTACCAAGCGGCTATGTAAAACAAGTTTATGATAGTGGCTTTATAAGTATTGCAACCGATAGTTGGATAACAGTCACGCATAATATTGCTTTGCCTTACACGGTTTCTGTTTTGCAAAAGGTGCTTACCAGTGGGGCTGGCGAGGATGCTGAGTATTCAGATAACGATGTTATTGAAATATCCCCAAATACAGAAATTGGCAGCTATTCTTCAACAGGATTTCACAGCATATCAAAAGATAATTCTTTGAGGGTATGGGGTCATGCAGCGGTTGGTGGTGTTCATAATGACACTTCTTCAAGGGCAACTGGCTATTTGGTAAGGCAGACAACAAACGGAACTCGTTTCCTAATTTACAAAGCACAGTAGGAGACAGATATGGCTTTATCTAAAATACAATCAGAGTCCGTCAACCTAGCTGATGACTTTGCGTTTACTGGCACTGTTAGTGGGGCTGGTGGCGGCAAGGTTTTGCAAGTTAAGCAGACTCCTATTAACTATATCGTAAGTGCAGCACCTGCTGGTGAAGCCACATTCAACGATATTGCAGGTATGAGTGTTTCCATCACACCAGCGGCAACATCAAACAAGATACTGGTTAGTTTTACGATTAATATAGGTCGGTCAACGGCGCAACAAAACAATTCAATCAAACTGTTGCGTGATAGCACCGAAATCGTTGGAACAGGGGCAACCAAGAATGTATCTGGGTATCACCGATTGTATTCAAATCCAGAGATAGGTGTACTGACACTGCAATATTTAGATTCTCCATCCAGCACAAGCGCACTGACATACAAACTACAGTGGGCAAGTGGTGGGTCTGGTTATCTTTACTTAAACAGGCGTGGAAATGACTCAAGCTATGCAACTGTTTCAACTATTACAGTAATGGAGATTGCCGGATGAGACATGAAGCAATTTACGCACTATATACAGATGCTGTCTCTATCAGCGGTAATGATGATGATGCTGTCGCAACAGACGCAGATGGTAACGTAGTATCTTGGGATTCATCTGCGGTGGCAACAAAGGAAGCTGAACTATTAGCGGCGTTCAAGCTAGGCGAATTGCGTGAAGAACGTAATCGCTTACTAGCAGAAACAGACCATTGGGTTCTTTCGGACACGGCTGATGCTACATCTGCCCAGACAACATACCGACAAGCTCTGCGTGACATCACAAACAACGCTACGTCACTAGATGATGTAACATGGCCTACGAAACCATAAGGAACAACACATGCCATACATAGGAAAACAGCCCCTTACTGGGCAATTTAAAATGGTAACAGTGCCTAGCGCATCTGCTACAGACACCTACGCTATGACAATAAATGGCGCAGCTTACAAGCCAGCTACGGCAGAGCAACTAATCGTAAGTTTAAATGGCATAACCCAAGCTCCTAAGTCCTCGTTCAGTCTTTCGGGTAGTAATTTAATCTTCTCAGAAGCACTAAGCGCATCCGACACGATTGATTATGTACTGTCTTTGGGTGAGGTGGGCAACAGCGTAGTGCCTACAGACGGTTCAGTGGATGTTAACAAACTGTCATCAACAATCAGCCGTGGTGGTGCAGCGCACATCAGGGTTAACCCTAACAGCCTAACAGCAGATACAACGATTGCCAGTGGTGAAAACGCTCTTGTAGCAGGACCATTTACACTTGCAGCTACGTTGACTGTTAACGGCACATTTACGGTGGTGTAATATGAGTAAGTTATATGTAGATGAAATACATCCTAAAACCACTGGCAGTGCAGTTCTTATGCCTAACAAACCTTTAGCAAGTGTATCAAGATCTAGCGACATGGCTGCTAACGTAACTACTTATCCAACAATCATTTTTAACCAAATAGATTTAGATGTTGGGGGTAATTACGATAGCAGTAATGGTGTTTTTACTTGCCCTATTTCTGGAATTTATCAAGTAACTTGTTTTGGAATGGATAGTACCTCAGGTGCGGCTGGTGCACTATATCTGAGACTAGAAAAGAACGGCGTTAACTACGGCTCTGACTGCGGCAGTTATTCTAGTGCTAATAGTCACGCAGGAGCTAGCGGTACATGGATGATTCAATGCAGTGTTAATGACACACTAGAGATTAGTTACTATGCAACCTCTGGCGTAACTGGCACTTATAGTGGCGCAACTTTTATGTTAATAGGATAGGAGGAAAACATGGCTTCAATTATAGGAGTGGAAAACCTCCAACATACTAACGGTACAGATGCGCTTAGTGTGAACTCATCTGGAAAAGTAATTTTAAATCAAGTTGGGGCAGGAGAGTTTTACCGCACTGGCTCATTTGCTCCTGTCTGGTCATCTGCTGGGGCAACTGATGTTACACAATCAATCACGACAGGCACATACGCTAATCAAGTTGGGCAATACATACGAATTGGTGATTTAGTAAATTTTAGCGGACTCATACAATCACCACCTACTTGGACATATACAAACGGTGGGGCTGCTGGGCAGGAGCTTTATATATATGGCTTACCTTTTAAGGGAGCTAGTTCAAACTTAGGTAATGAGCAGTGGGGTGTTTCAATAAATTATCATTCAGGACTGAGTTGGGCTTCAACTCTTACTATTACTGGAATGGTAAGAAATGACCAAAAGTTTATTCGCCTTTTTTATTTCGGTAACTCTACCAGTGGCAATGTTGAGACTGGCCATGTTGCACTGGCAAGTTCATTTATTTACTTTTCAGGCTCGTACAGAACAGAAGAGGCATAGGAGATACATATGACAAGTATATTAAAAGTAGACTCCATCCAAACTGCGGCGGGTACTGCGGCTATGACGATTGATAGTGATGGGCGTGTCGGCTTTAACAACCCTATTTTATTTTGGGGACAGCTTTCTAACGTCTCCCCATTCGCACCAACATCGGGTGACCTTTTGTCTTTCCGTGACGATGTTGATACAGCTAGCGGTTGGAACTCAAGTAACAAGTATTATGTCGTTCCCAAAGCTGGTTACTACGAAGTGCATTGTATGCTGTTAATGAACTCTCAGACTAATGCGGGAAATCTTGATTTCTTTATATTCAAGAACGGTAGCAGCCACTTAGCAAGGGGCTTTACTAGCGCACCCGCAACCTCTTATCAGCCAACGGTAGCTACGGTAATCCATCAATTTGCTGCTAATGACCAGATATCAATAGTATCATCAAGTACAGTAGAAATCTGGGGGGCGGTTAATACTGTAGCAAGTGGTGATGTCAGTTCGCTTTCAATAAAGTTTTTAGGATAGGAGACAGATATTATGCCTTTAATAAAACTAAACAATCAGTCTCGTCCAAGAACTACTGGTGAAATAATACAAGTTAAATCGGTTACTAAATCAGACACACAATCAATAGCAGGGACGACCTTTACAGATATAATGTCTGTTTCAATTACACCAACAAGTACGTCATCACAAATACTCGTTATGTGTGACCTTAATATTACTTGTGCGTTGAGTGACAATAGCCAAACTGGTGCTAGATATAGTGGTGTAAAACTTTATCGTGACAGCACACAAATTGCTGTTAATTCTGAAGTCTCTGGTATTCAAGCTCCGGTTTGGTTTTCTGTGCAATCTACCGAAACAACTAACTCTGGCTTTCAGCAAAACGCTGCTAGTGGTTCTTTTGTTGATTCACCCTCTTCTACATCAGCTTTGACTTATAAAATACAAGCGGCAAATACTTATAGTACTAATCACTATACTTACATCAACAGACCAAGCTATGGAGTAACTGACAATCAGTCTTACAACCACAAAGGCGTATCTACACTGACTGTTATGGAAATCGCTGGCTGATGAAGATATCACAGGAAGTCACACCAGAACTCCGTGTAGCCTTGGAACTTGAGGCTCACGAAAAGGAGTGTGCCGTAAGGTACGCAAGTGTAGAAGACAAACTGTCTGGCTTAGACAAGCGTCTGTGGCGTTTGGAAGCTATGATTATGGGGTCAACGGTAATAGTCGTTGGTCTTGCTGCATCCCTGTTAATGAAGCTATAAGGAACTATCATGGAACCTATCAGTACTGCCCTTGCAGGAATTGCATTAGTTAAACAGAGTGTGGACTTTATTAAGACGCACATTAGCACTGTTCAAGATATTGGACAAATAGCAAGCCAGATTGATGACCTGTTTACAGGTGAGAAACAAATCCAACAAGCCAGAAACAAGAAGTCTGGTGCAGGACTTGGAGATCAGTTTGGGGTAGATACTGTAGCAAAAGAAGTCATAGATGCTAAACTCGCAGCAGAGAAATTGCAGGAAGTAGCCACTATGGTTGACATGCGTTTTGGTCACGGTACTTGGAAAGGTATTCTAACTGAACGAGCTAAAAGATTACAAGAACAACGAGAAGCTGAAGCTAAAGCTAGGCGATATAAGATACAGAAAGATAAGGAATTTGAAGAGACTATGAAAACTGTTGTGTTAGTTACTGCTATCCTAATAATAGCCATAGGTCTTTTTATAACCGTTATGGTTTCTGTAGCGAAAGCGATGAGTTATGTTTAAAGTATTAGGACAACAGTTATGATGAGTGTACTACTACAGGGATTGTTTGGCGTAGCCAGCAGTGCCGTGGAAGGCTTTGTTGAGACAAAGAAAGCCAAAGCAAAGCAGAAGTTAGTTAAGATAGAAGCAGAAACCTCTCTTATGGAGAAGAAGATTTCTGGTGAGATTGACTGGGATAAGGCAGCAATAGATGGTGCAAAGGATAGCTGGAAGGATGAGTATTTAACAATTTTGTTCAGCATACCCTTGCTACTTTGTTTCTTGCCCTTTACCGTGGAGTACGTAGAACGAGGCTTTGAGGCTTTGTCTATGACACCTGACTGGTATCGTTATACCTTAGGTATTATCGTATCAGCTAGCTTTGGTATTAAGGGTGCAACTAAAATGTTTGGAAAAAAGTAATGAAGATACCTACAAAACCTAAAAATACTAATAAGTATAAAAAAAAAGTAATGCTTGATGGTGATACAGCTTATAACATAGCTAATACTTTATCACAGGGTATGGCTGGTGCTGGTTTAACTGCTGGTGGTTACTATGCTAGTAAAGCTATTAAGGGAACTATTAGAGGTTTTAAAAGCATAGGAAAGACTATGGGAAGAAAACCAAAATGACAGAAAAAGAACTGATGGATACCTTGCATGATGCAGTCACTAAAGAACTGCTTATGCGAGTACAGAGTGGAGAAGCAACTGCAAGTGAACTGTCAGTAGCTGTCAAGTTTCTTAAAGACAATGGTGCTTCTCTTGATGTAATTACAGCAGAAAGTCCTATGGCTAACCTTCTACAAGACCTACCGTTTGAGGTTGGAGAACAGCTACAATGAAACAGGTAGCCCACAAGTTAAATGAAAGTTCAGAAGTTACCATACCCCTACGCAACTTAATTAGTATGATTGCCTTTACAGCCGTATCAGTTTGGGTTTATTTCGGGTTGACAGAGCGAATTTCTTTTTTAGAACACAATCTTGAATTAGCTATGGCTGAAGTAGAAGAAAACGATCAGTGGATTGATGCTTTTCAGCCACCTAAGAATGTACAAGATACTATTGAAAAAGTACACCAGTTAGAAATAGACATAGAAAAAATAAAGTTTGTACTTGGGAATAGATAATGGTTAATGTACCAGAACAACTTAAAGACTTTAGAAACTTTACATACCTTGTATGGCAGCATTTAGGTCTACCTGAGCCTACTGAGATACAATATGACATAGCACACTATCTTCAGGATAGCCCCAAGCGTTGTATCATTGAGGCTTTCCGTGGTGTAGGTAAGTCCTACATCACTGCTGCTTACGTAGTACATCAACTACTCCTAGACCCACAGCTAAAGTTTATGGTTGTGTCAGCGTCTAAGGCACGTGCTGATGACTTCTCTACATTTACTCAGCGTATCATCATGGAACTCCCTATATGCCAGCATCTGGTTGCTAGAGAGGGCCAGAGATGGTCTAAGATAGCCTTTGACGTAGCACCTGCTAAAGCCTCTGGTAGCCCCTCAGTGAAGTCTGTAGGAGTCACAGGACAGCTTACAGGTAGCCGTGCAGACATAATCATTGCTGATGACGTAGAAGTCCCTAATAACTCTATGACACATATGATGCGAGAAAAGCTTGGGGAGACTGTTAAAGAGTTTGACGCTGTTTTAAAGCCTGATGGTAAGATTATATACCTTGGTACACCACAGAATGAGATGTCTCTATACAATGCCCTACTAGCACGTGGATACGAGATGAGAGTATGGCCTGCTAGATACCCTAGCCTAGAACGCGCAGAGAAGGCTTATGGGGGTAGGTTGGCTCCTCTCCTGTATGATTCTATGCAAACTAACCTAGAGGCCGTGTATGGGCTTCCTACAGACCCTAAACGATTTGATGACACAGACTTACTAGAAAGAGAACTAAGTTATGGTAGAAGTGGCTTTGCTTTGCAATTTATGTTGGATACTTCACTATCTGATGCAAACAAATACCCCCTTAAACTAAGTGACTTAATGATCTACTCCTGTGATAAAGATACTGCACCTGAAAAACTAGTGTATGGTATCTTTAAGCCTCTTAACGAACTGCCCAATGTAGGACTAGCAGGGGACAAGTTCTACGCCCCTGAGGACACCATAGGCAGGGCTAACTACACTGGTAGTGTTTTAGCCATTGACCCCTCTGGTAGAGGCTCTGACGAGACAGCATACGCTGTTGTTAAGATGTTAAACGGTTTCCTACACGTGGTTGACTGTGGTGGTGTTGAGGGTGGCTATAGTAATAGTACGCTGCAACATCTAACAGACTTGGCTAAGATACATCAGGTAAACATGGTGTTGGTTGAGAGTAACTTTGGTGATGGTATGTTTACTGAACTGCTAAAGCCTTACTTACTAAAGACCTATCCTGTGACGATGGAAGAAGTTAGACATAGTAAGCAGAAGGAACACAGAATAATAGATACCCTAGAGCCTGTTATGAACCAGCACAGGCTGGTGGTAGACCCTAAGGTAATACAAAAGGACTATGATAGTACTCAACACATGCCACCAGATAAGGCTGCTAAGTATATGCTAGCCTATCAGATGACACGTATAACAAAACAAAGAGGGGCATTAGCACATGACGATAGACTTGACGTACTTGCTATGGCAGTGCAGTACTGGTCAGACCAGATGGCTGCTGATGCAGATACAGAGATACGAACAAGAAAAGAAGAATTACTTGAGGAAGAACTAGACAAGTTTATGGATGGTTTTAACTTTGGAAATAAACCTAGAGAATCCTTAGGGTTTTTCTAACCTGTACCTCTTAGGCTAGACCCCTGTTACATAGTATAGTATAGGTATATGTTAAAATATGTTTAACTATACCTTTACTATGTTATGCTTTGTGTAACACAGACGTTGTAGTTATTCTAATAGAGGAGTAACACAACCGTGCTAAAAGAATAAGGCAAAGATATGGAAGTAATATGGACACTATTATTAACTGTGTGTATGGATAACGGATGTTTAACACAAGATATACAGTGGTTTGAAGATAAACAAGAATGTATTAAAATGAAAGTAGTACATGAGGATATACTTCCTGACGGACATTGGAAGACAGTGGACTACAAGTGTACTATTAAAGGATCACTAGAGATTTAAATTTTGCTAAAAAATCTGAGGGGGTATATAATAGGATAGAACGCGTGACACCCCCTCGACACGCGCAACCTTTTAGTATAACACACTTCACCATGGTTTGTCAATGTCAAACATTTGACAACAGTGTCAAACATATGACGCCTGAGTGTTGCAGATGTGCAACATGTGTGACATTTGTGCAACATGTTTGTGTCTCTCTCTATCTATTTTTTTGCTATACTTATTATATGCGAAACAATTTTTAACACTATCAAACTTTCTTTCTAATTTTTTCAACTACTTATCATTTTTTATCTATTTTTTTGCATTTTGTTGTTGCTATACATTTTGCTTTGTGCTTAACTCTAAGCATCAAAGGACGCACTGCCAAGGCAGACAATCTTGATAGGGCAAAAGAAAGCGCAAAAGAGATACGTTCAACCTTGCTAGCCCATTCTAAAAAAGAGTTTGACAACCTAAACAGAATACACTAGTCTTTAACAATCGAAACAAACAAAAGAAAGATAAACAAATGAAAACCAAAACATTTAAAATCATGGGTAAGACACTAGCAGTTTATGGGTATCGTCCAAGAGTAGCAAAGAACCGCTTTGGTGTCGGCAAGGGTAGCACGTTTATGGGCTTGCATTTCGGTAAGCAATCACACTACCTATCACTACCAGCCTTGGCTAATCGCAAGTTTGGTGGCAGCCAAGATATAACAAACGTAGCGTAGTTGACAATCTATTCGGGTGGTGGTAGACCCTTAGCTATCACCACCACCAACAAAAGGGCTTGACATGTTAGACTTTATTATCGTATTTACATTCGTGCTAGGCACAACAGGCTTTGCCTTGTATCTAGCTAGCATGATTGCTGCAATCTGTAACGACTATTTCAAGGGAGAATAAGACAATGGCAAAAGGTTACAACGGTTATCCATCATGGAACGCATGGAACGTATCACTTTGGATTAACAATGATGAAGAATTGTATCGGATGGCATATCGTGCCGTGAATGAATTAGGATATATCAACGGTCATAAATTATTATGTGCAAAGTGGCTTGACAATACTACGCCGGATGGTGCAAAGTTCAACAAGCGTTCAATCAAACTAGCAATCAGGGATATAGTATAATGAGACAAGTCAGTAAATATTCAGCTTTCGCCTTTCTTGATCGTATCGTGAAAAGAACAGGTAAGAACACAGAAATCACACGCACTGGATTTGTTGAGACTAACAACAAAACAGGTGAGACAACGACAAGCGAAGCCTTCTACATGCAGTTACATGGTAATAGCATCGCCTGTCTACAACCAACTGAAGGTGGCTATAATGTCAAACGATCCAAGGCTGTCCATATAACCTTGGCAGGATGGAACACAGTAACGACACGCGAAAGGCTCAACACGTTGCTGCGTGTAATGGGAAAGAGTAACTTGCACATCGTCCAACATAAGCACAAGCCATGCCTTGCCACCTTTGAAGGTAACAAGAGATTGCTTCATCCTCTTAATGACCAACGCTGGTATGATGTAACAGAACTGGAACATATCGCACATGCCATGCGAGTGGAGGCAAAATAAAAAAAAAAACGATTGACGCTACAATAATATGATGGTATCAATCGTCTACTAGATAACACAACAACAACAGAAAGAGAATACAACACCATGCAACAGGTAGTTTCACAAAACAAAACAGACTTAACAAACGAAATCTTTGACGTACTGATTGAGTACCTAACACAAGAAGAAGCAAGCTACGCAGCCGACAAGCTGGCAGACATAGCACTAGACAAGAAGGGGGGCTAGTCATGGGTATGTACATAGACACGGCCTATCCAGACATAACACAAGACGCAAGGCTTGCTAGTATTCTAACCAAGATGAAGGCATTGCAAGTCCAGATAGAAGATGCTGAGTGGGAAGGCATGGCATCACAGGATGTAGTAAACATGAGGCAACAGCTATCAGGTCTAAAGGCTAGGCATAATGATGGCGCAACATATGAACCACTGTTTTGAGAGGGCTTGACAATGATAACACCTAGACCACCAGAAAAAACATGGGCAAATGCCAAGCTATATAGGTGTGACCTATACGATTCACGCTGGCCTGTGTGTGGCACTCGCCTTGTATGGGTTAACGTAGGCTGGAAGTGGGTAAGACTATGCACACCAGTACAGCATGACAAGTGGAAGATCAGACGCAGTGAGTGGGATAAGATACCACATGAACTATTTGTAAGGGAACAACACAATGGATAAACAACTACACCTATACCTAATGGATGATGTAGGCAATGACTACATGCTATCACTAGCTTACATAGATGGTGAACATTCCATCACACTACTGAAAGCCTATGATGACAGGGGCAACAGCTACGTCACACAAGGCAAGCCATTCCATACCGATAATCTGGATGAGTATTTTCAGGTGATCCATGATGCCTATGATGGTGAGTTTTCTATCTTTCTTAATCATTATGAGATAGAGCTTGACAGTAGTAATGATAACGTGGTAAGTCTGGTGGTAGACAATGAAGATAACACCAGTACATAAGGCAGTGATGCAATCAAGAAGAAGGGGTAGCACAATGAGTAGGGTATTAATTGATGTAGTTACTATACAAGAGTTTAAATTAATGGTTGAGTATGATATGAACATCATACAAGATGAAGCCGACAAGCTAACATTCCTTGCTAGCCTGTATCGCAGGGCAGGGGTATTGAAAAGTAATTATCCAGAAGATTTGTTTAGGGAGATTGACGATGCCTAGTTATTTAGTGACAATCACATCAACAATATTAGTTGAAGAAGAGAATGAGACAGAAGCCGAAATAACAGCAGCAGGTATGTTTGATTTTGGTAGTGCTGAGTTTGAAACAGAGGAGATTTGCAGTGATTAACTACAAGCACCAGCTAACACGCAACAAGTACGATGATGCCTATATCATGGGATATCACAACGGCTATCACGCTGTGAAGTACGACAACCAGTATGATAAGAATGATCAGGCTCAGTATCATATCAAGTTTAGGCATGGGTATGTTGAGGGTAAGATGCAAAGAGTAAGAGAGGATAAGCAAGATGTCGATAGGCTTTAAGCAATGCGAGATGTGTGGGGATGGTGTGGCAGAGGCACTATACGCAGTCGATGGTATGATAGAGTATTACTGCCATGAGTGTGAGATGCAGTGGGCAGAGGAACCAGTAGCTATACAAGAAACATCACATGAACGATGGATGCTACATAACTATGGTGAGGTATGATGGAAGGTTTTGTTTGGGGTATGCTTAGTCTGGTTATGCTATCAGGTATGCTAGCTACTATCAACGACAATGAATCGTGGTTAGGTATGCAGCTTGCTTGTTTGTTTGGTTTAATCATAGGCGTACCAATCCTATCAGTAATACTATACATGTAACAGGGGTGTGGCTATGGGGTACAGTTTAGAACAACAGCTTGAATTAGAACGAGAAATGCTGGACGCTGGCATCAACAGGTTCAGGCGTGTGATAGATGAGGCAGTAGGCAAGGGTAAAGAGACACGCACACTGCATGGCAGGACTATGATTGCCACAGTGGTAGGCTCAGTAGCTGAAGGGGTAAAGCAAGTACAAGACACACCCACCAGCAACAGGGATGTGGCCTACAAGAAGCTGCAAGGCATGAAGCCTGACGCTGTAGCATACATAGCCCTAGTCTCTATGGTTGATGGCATCAGCAAGGCTCAAGCCTTGGTTAAAGTAGCAAAGAATATTGGTGTCAACATAGAGATGCAAGACAGGCTAGAGAAGTGGATCGAAGCAGAGGGAGATGTAGCAAGGAACACAATCAAGAAGGCCAACGAGAAGGGTACGACAGCTAGACGCTACGGCCTGACTAACAAGATGAACAAGGATGGATACAAACATCTAGCATGGACAGGTGATCAACGTATCCATGTAGGCATGAAGCTGGTTGATGTAATCATCAAGAACACAGGGCTAGTCAGACTGGAAAGGCTATCGACTAGCAGAAATAAAACGACTACTTATCTTAGGGCAACACCCATCACAGAGGAATGGGTCAAGGCATTTAATTCACACATGGAAGTATCAAGACCACGATGGACACCATGTATCGTACCACCCAAGGACTGGACAGACACAGAGGGGGGTGGATACTACGCAGATTTCTTAGACCCATTAAGTATAATCAGGAGAGGATAGTATGAAGGCACACATGACCAAGCTGAAACAGCGTGACCTATCCCAAGAGTTCGACTGCTTGAACACACTGCAACACACACCATGGCAGATCAACAGGCCAGTGCTTGAGATCATCCGTAACATGTGGGACAGTGGACAAGAGTGGGCAGGACTACCAGCCAGAGAGGACAGGCCACTACCTAGCTACCCATTCAACAAAGAACCAGCAGCCATGGATGAGGCAGAACGCAAGCTGTTCAAGGACTGGAGTAAGAAACGTAACGAGGTGTATACCTACAACAACAAGACTGTAAGCAAGCGCATACAAGTGGAACGCACACTACAGATAGCTGAACAATACAGCAAGTACGATGAGTTCTATTATGTATGGCAGAATGACTTTCGTTCTCGCAAGTATCCAGCCAGCACATTCCTGTCACCACAGGCAGCAGACTGGAGTAAGGGATTGATGACCTTCAAGGTAGACAAGGCCATCAACAATTGGGATGACGCACGATGGTTGTGTATTCATGGTGCTAACCTATACGGCAACGACAAGATCACACTAGACCAGCGTGAGGGTTGGGCGTGGGATATAGCAGATGAGGTTAAGCGTGTGGCTGACAACCCATACGACAACAACTGGTGGCTGGATGCAGACAAACCCTTTCAGTTTCTTGGGTGGTGCTTAGAGTTTGCTGGCCTAGTCAAGCATGGCTGGGGGTATATGTCCAACCTACCTGTGTCTGCTGACGGAAGCTGTAACGGACTGCAACATCTATCAGCTATCCTACGTGATGAACGTGGTGGTAGGGCAACCAACCTACTAGCATCTGATATACCTCAAGACATCTACACTGAGGTAGCAGAGGAAGCCATGCGTAACATCACCAAGGATGCAGACCAAGGCGAAATTCTAGCGAAAAAATTTATAGAGTTTGACATCGACAGGTCTCTAACTAAACGGTCAGTGATGATTGTACCATACAGTGGCACGATACACTCATGTCGTACCTACATTGAGGAAGCTATGCGTGATAAGATTGAGAAGGGAACACCAGATATATTTGGTGATGACCTATTTGATGCTACCATCTACCTAGCTAGACATGTGTGGGATGCAATCAACGGTGTGATTACAGCAGCACGACAAGTCATGGACTACGTTAAGGATGTCGGTGCTGTCTACGCCAGTCATAACAAGCACATGGAATGGGTAACACCAACCAACTGGCTGGTCATGCAGAATTACAATGACGTAGAGAAACGTAGGATCACTAGCCTAATTAATGGTAACACAATACAGCTAGTACTCAACAGAGATATACCTAACCAAGTAAGCAAGCGGCGTACTGGTTCAGGTGCTAGCCCTAACTTCATCCACTCTATGGATGCAGCAGCTATGACTAAGACTATCAATACCTGCAAGCAGCAGGGTATCAGACACTTTGCCATGGTACACGACAGCTATGGTACACACAGTAGCGAGATGCCAAGGCTGTCTGATGTATTGAGACAAGAGTTTGTTCAGATGTATACTGAACATGATGTGTTGACAATGCTAAGACAACATGCTATTGTCACACTTGGAACTGAGGACGTTCCAACACCACCAAAGAAGGGTAGTTTAGACATCAACAACGTATTGAAATCACAATACTTTTTTGCCTAGTTCTAACCTGTACCTATAGCCTAACTAACTTTAACAACTAAGGAGAAGTGATAGTGATTATCATTAAAGGCAAAGCCCAATGGGCAAAAGTATTTGACCCTGATACACGGTTCGTACCAGAGGGAGAGTACTCAACACAGGTCATCGTACCTGAGGCAGAAGCAGCAGCAGTGTGTGAACAGCTTGATGGAATTATCCAGACTAAATTCCAAGAGGCTGTCAAGGACAACCCGAAACTCAAGGCAGTCCTGTCCACAGCTACACCCTACAGCAAGGAACTAGACGACAACGGTGATGAGACTGGCAACCTAGTGTTCAAGTCTAAGCTGAAGGCACGTATCAAGTCTAAGTCAGGCGAGACATACACACAGAAGCCATCAGTGGTGGATGCCAAGAAGACACCGATGGATAAGTCTATTGCTGTCGGCAATGGATCAACAGTTAAGATTGCTGTCGAGCCATTCCCCTATGTGATGCAGTCAACCAAGCAGGTAGGTGTATCACTACGACTGAAGGCAATGCAGGTCATTGACTTGGTAGAGTATGGTGCGCCAGCATCTATCTTTGATGAGGAAGATGGGTATGTTGCACAGGCTGTAGCCAAGGACAACAGTAATGACATGTTCGATGATGAACCTACTGCTGGTACTGCCGATGACGAAGGGGACTTTTGAGGCAAGGGTCATTGCAGACCTAGATGAACGTGGCGTTCCTTATGTGTATGAGCCAGAGAAGCTGGCTTACTATGTGGAACGTCACTACATCCCTGACTTATCAGTAGGCACAATGATAGTAGAACTGAAAGGTTATCTAAGACAGGATAGCCAACGCAAGATGAAGGCAATCAAGGCACAGTATCCTGACTTGGATGTACGCTTTGTCTTTCAGAAAGCCAGTGCTACTATTCAGGGTGCTAAGAAAAGAAAGGATGGGTCTAAGATGACTTGCGGAGAGTGGGCAGACCGACAAGGTTTTGTCTGGGCAGAAGGAACTATACCTAAGGAGTGGTTATGAGTGTCATTGATGTAAAGGAAGAATGGGTATCTGAAGTAGATATGAACACTGAGTTCGGTGCTTATGGGCTGAGTGTATCAGTCTATGTAGACCAGCATGAACTAGCAGAACATGTAAGCTATTACGACATGGCACATGCTAT